TTAAAGAGCTCCGGGTTTCGGTTCCCGAAACTTCATTTTCCATCTCTCTACGACCGTTCCGCCGGCTACATCCGTCACGGTATCGAAGTCGGAAGAAGACTTGTAGTAGAACTTATAGGCGGATGTCTTCCCCTTTACCTGCAGGTTCACCCATCCGGAATACATGACCTTCATCAATGCCGCACGGCGGGTCTCGCATTCCTCCGGAGAAGAGGCGTATACGGCGAAGTACAACGTCACGTCACGGGCCTTGTAGCAGGATGACGGCAATGCCTCCGGCAGTTCCTCGCCGTTGCGTTCCCGGAAATCCACGGCAGTATACTCCTTCATCTCAAGCGGTTTCAGCAACTCGCTGAGATTAAAGTTATCCTCCTCTCTGTCCTCACAGAGGAAAGCGGAGTATTCCGTCCAGGCATCCTTGCCGTTTATCGTCATATATCCTGTCAAATCTTTCATAAGCTTGCTATATCGTTTTCCATCCGTCCCGGTCCTTGCTTGCCAGAAGGTCGAATATGTCTTCCAGTATCTTGCAGTAAGCGGTGTTCTCAGCTATCTGCAGGAATATATCATGGTCGGCGGAACGTCCCTTCGTCAGTTCCTCCAGCAGACGGTGCATGCCACTGGCATGGTCCTGCAGGGAGGTGAACAGTCCCTCCAGCTTCGTACCCTGTTCCTGGCTCATGGCGGTAAAGACACCGCCGCGTCCTGATTGGCTGCCTCCATCTTCGCCCGATGGTTTCCAGTTGAAATCTTCCATCAGCTGCTCACGCTCTTTCAGCATCTCATCGATTATCTTCCGGTAATCCCCGCTCAGCTTCTCCGCCTCCGTGGAAGAAAGTCCGTCCTTGTCGGCCATGTCCGCCCATGAGTCATACAGTTTCTGTATCCGGTCCTTGTATCGCGTGGCTACCAGTGCGGAGAAAATGGCATTCTGCAGGTACTTCTCAAAACTGTCCGCAAAATCCTCCGAAGTGGCATCCATATCGGACAGCATGGAGACGAAGCTGTTGTAGAAGCTGTCAAAGTCCGTCTTCGTCAGTGCCTCCTTACGGGCTTCCTGCACCTCCTGCCAGGCTTCCTCGCTTTCGATAATCTGGTTCAGGTAGTCCTGTGTGTCCTCGTGCAGTTCGCTCCAGAACCCGCTTGCTTCATCACGAAGTCTCACCAACTGCTCATACGAGAGGTCGAAGAGTCCCGTCATGCGACCGTCCCCTATGCCGTATTTATCGAAGTCGCTACCCAACACCTTCCTGGCTTGCTCCCAGGCGGACCGGGAGATGTCCTTGCGCTGGTCGGTACCGTGCGAGGCGCTTGACCCCACGCCCAGAAACCCCTTGCTTGCACCCGCATTCAGATAGGCCTTACCCATCTCCCGGGCATAGTCCTGCTGTTTTTTCAGCAACTCACGGGCACGCTCATAAGAGTTGTCGGCATTGGCGAAGTCGTCCGCCTCCATGGAGGAGACAAGCTCCTTCTGTTTGGAAATGACCCTGTCGAGTACTTCCATGTAACTCTCGTATTTCTCTTTGGCCTGCCGGTAGCGCCTTTCCGATCGTTCGCCTCCCCAGTCGGCACCGAACAGGCTGCCCACGCTCTTGATGGCACCGCCCACGGTGTTCACCACACCGCTTATCATGCCGCCGATATCCATGCTGAGCAGTGATTGGGCAAACTGGCTGATGCCTTCGCTCATGGTGTTGAATCCTTCCACCACACCTTTCACATTCTCGTCAACAGTGACGCCGAAGCCTTCCAGTGTGGAGATGATGGTACCGGCAGCCTGACCGTAGGATGACATCCTGCCCGCCACACCCTGCAGCGATTGCGCCAATGCCGCCTGCTTTTTCAGACGGTTGTTCTGGGCGGCTGCAAGGTTCCTTTCAGCCTGCTCCTGGGTCAACAGTCCGGCTACAAGTCTGCCGGTCTCGTCCCTATACATACCCGTAACCACTTCACCTCCTGCCATTACGGTGTTCAGGTCTTCCTGGGCGCTCTCCACTGCCGCCTGGGATTCGCCGTACTCCGCCAGCGAGCGTTTCAATTCCCGGAAAGGCTTGCGGTCGGCAATCTTCAGGTCTATATCCGTAAGGGCATCCTGCAATTCCTTTAAATCGGACGGGCGCAGTTCTTTGGCAGCGCCATTGATATATTCTTTCAGCTTGTCACGAAGCGCGGAAAGCGCTTCCGTACTCTGTCCGTCCAGATTGCCGAATACGTCAGCCAGGTTGACGGTCTTCTTGAATTCCCCGAAGTCCAGTTCCTTCAAGTCGTTGTCCCGTTTCTTTTTCAGTGATTCCTTCTCGCCTTCGGTTTCGGCACGGGCTATCTTCAGTGCATAGTCCTGCACGATGGCAAGGCGCTTGTTCTGGTAGGTGCCGTATTCCTTGTTGTAGTCAATCCAGGCCTGGCGGTTCTTCTCGCGCCATTCCTTTTCTATATTGTAGGTGCCCTGCAGGTATTGTACCCGGGCAAGGGCGCGTTGTGCAGTCGCGCCGTCCTTCACCTGCCTCTCCTCTTCGGGAGTCACCTTCCTGCCCGCCTTCCTTGATTTTTCCAGTTTGGCAAGGGTATCGCGTTCTTCCTTGTCGATGGCGGCAAGAGTGTCATTATACTCCTTTTCGGCAAGCGCCTTGCGTTTTTCCCGTCCCTCCACCATCACGGCGATGCGGGCGGCCTCCACTTTCTGCTGGGCACGGATGCGGGCGTCGGCAAGTTCGTTCTGATAGTCGGTTTCTGTTTTACCTCCTTTTACCGGTGTCTTTACTTTTATTTTGTCCTTTATATTTGCTGCCTTCAATTCCTTCCGGGCCTCATTTTCCGCTTCAATGCCGAGTCGGAAGAATGCATCGGCAGTCTCGTCGATGGCTTTCTTCTGTTTCTCCAGATGTTCCACTCCGTACCGTTTGAGGTCTTCACCGGTTTCATTTACCAGCCCTCTTGACTGGACGGTATTCAAAGTGCCGGCTGTCCTTTCAAGCGTGCTGACCGGACGCTTCTTCTCTTTTTCTATCTCCAGCTGCAGCCTGAGGGACTCTTCGTATTTCTCGGCAGCCATCTTCTGGGCTGCCGCACCTTTGGCGCGGAGCTGCATGGATTTGATGAAAGCTTCCGTATTGTCGACCAGCAGATTCTCCGCGTCGGCGACGTTTGCAACAGACACATTCAGCCTGTCGAATTCCTCCTTGTTCTCAGTTATGAATTTCTTTTTTGCGGAAAGGTCATTTCCCAGGGAAGCCCACTTCTCCTGCAAGGTTTTGAGCGATACGAGATTCTTGCCGATACCCGTATCGGATTCCTGCATCGCCTTGTTCAACTCTTTCTGTGCTTCTGCCAGACCGGCAACTGACTTTTTTCCGGAAAAGAGTGTAGAGAAGAAATTCCCGATTTCCTTGCCGAATACGACAGTCAGCGTGATGGCGGTAGCCATTAAAGTCTGCCACGAGAAAAGGGACGAGAGCACCTGCTTCCATACCGGTGTCGCCTTCTGGCCTGCCGCCGTCAGTCTCTCGTACTCCTTTCTGGCATTGCCCACCGCGTCCGTAAACATCGGGATGTTGTTGGATATTGCCAGGAAGAACATCTGCGGTCCCATGGCCAGTGACGGAAGCTCGCGGGCTATCTGCGCCATGCTCATCTTCACGCTGTTCAGTTTCGGTGCGGGGTCATTGCCTATGACGGGTGTCTCGCCCGCCCGTTTTTTGGCAGCCTCGTATTCCTTAAGCTGTTCCTTCAATCCGCCGATGGCACCCTTCAGCGCCTGGATATCGGCCATCTCCCTCTCACCGGCAAGCCCTTGTTTCTGGAGATTCTTATACTCCTTCTCCAGATCCTTCAGTTCCAGTTTCAGATGCCCGATCATCCGCCTGGTGAAAGCCTCCATGTTGGCCACGTTGCCTTCCACCGACCTCATGCCCGCCAGCGTCTTGTCATCAAGGAATATTTCAAGTTTAATGGGATTCATCAGCGTTTTCCTCCTCGTCAAGCAATTGTTGTAAATAGTCCGCCGGAGATATGTCCGGCTGCCCGTTGCGGCTTCTCCTCTCGGCAACCATCTCCTGCGTGGTCTTCTTCCTTCCCGGCACATGGCGGGGGAAGTCCTGCCACATCAGCATCAGCATCGGGCAGTTCACACCGCGCATGATGTAGTCCACACTCCAGCCCGTGTCACGGGCTATCTGTCCCACGAGACCGAACGGGCTATGGGCGGGTTCCGTGTACCCCTTTAACTCCCGTTCTGTTTTCTTTGGCTCAGATTGGGCGCTGTCAGGCTCATTACCTCGGCCAATCTGATAATATTCCCGAAAGGGATGGTACTCATCGTACTGAGTGCAATCATCCAGGCGTCTTCCAGGGCGACGGGGTGCATGCAGCTGCGCAGCATCCATGCCACCGGACGGTTCAGAAGCCTGCCCGACACACTGCCGCGAACGATGGCATATGCCACCATGCGGCTCACTGTCCTGGTGTGCTTCACCATAAACTCCAGCTTCTGTTCAAAGGTGTAGGCCCTGAGTTCCTCGTGTGTCACACCCAGTTTCAGATACATCCGTGCCATGCGGCAGCGGCTTTCCAGGGTTGGTATCCGCATCACCCAGCGGATGTGTCTCCCTCCGGGAAGCCGCAGCGGAAGGGAGATGCCGGCATCCGACATGACCCTCTCCGCAAGGGATTCCATTTCAAAGTTCGGTTTCATGGGCAGCCCCCCCATTAGCCTGCAGCCTCGGTACCCGTATCCGGGTCGATGCCCTTGGCGAAGAGCTTCATGCGCTTGCCCTCGGCATCCTTCAGCAGCTCGATGTTCAGGGAAAGCCCCAGCACGTTGGATGAGTTGATGCCGTTGGCAAAGTCACTGCCGGTCACCTTGGCATTGTAGAAGCGCAGGGTCTCGCCGCTGTCGGCAACCACATCCATCACGCCCGTAGCTTCCCAGTTCTCGGGGGGCTCCCAGTTGTTCTTGGCGTCCTTCGTGCCGCCGATGGTGTTCACCAGGCTCTCGGCGTTCAGCTCTATCAGGGTGCAGGTGAATGCCTTCTTGCCGGGATTGGTGGTGAGTGTCATTACCGGGCCGTCCTTCACCTGCGCGGCGTAGATGTCCGTGGTACTCGGGGCGCTCCCGGCGGGCTGCAGGCCTTCCTCGCTGATAAGGCCGATTTCCTTCTCCTTGAATTTGAGGTGCGCCAGTCCGTAAATTAATCCGTCCATAAATTCTTTTGTTTTTTAAGTTCTGTTCAATCGCCGTTTAATCAGTATCAGAAGAAGGACGGCAACGGCCAGCCGACCTGTCCATATTTGAAACCACTGCCAGCCGGTGGGTTCCCTTATCACCTCCGGAGGCAGGGTCTCTACCGCTGAGGATGTCTCGTTGCGGATACGTGTCAGTTCTTCCGTCAGCATTATTACCTGGCGTGCCAGACTGTCGCAGGTGGCAGTCACCTCCAGGCTGTCTTCCGATATGCGGTTGACATTCACTGTTGCCTGCCCACTACGCTTACTGAAGCCCGTCCCCACAGGTATCGAGGTCAATATCTTCGTCGGAAATGCCGTCCTCGCCACACTGGGAGGAACGGGCTGCTGAAGGAGAGCGAACCCGCTTCTGCCTTGCAGGCTGTCGGTAACGAGGCTGTTCCGTGTCAATCGTCCCGGACTTCTGCAGCTCGTTACGGATAGGGCAATCGTTCCAGTGACGACAAGCAGTAGCGCGAGCCACCGTGCGGTCCAGTCGGGCGATGGCCCGGTAAAGTTTTCTGTTCTCATTGATGGAACTCATTAAGTCCGAACGGAGATTCTGAATGTTGTCCATATAAGCAGCATCCACGTCTCCGCTGTTGCGGGCCTTTGAAAGGCGGCGGTTGAAGAACCAGCCCAAAGCGGTTCCGATTGCCGCACCCAGTCCCGCGGGAAAGAGGCTGCCTAATATCTGCATCAAAGTATCCATCCGTTTTTGTTTTTTTAATTTCTTGATTGATTAGAGCAGGCTCCAGCCGGCTTCCACGTCCGCCATCACTGCCGGAACACCGTTTTCAACCTGCGACATCGCAGCCGCAAAGGCACACATCGTACCCCGGTCGTCCACATCGGGCACATGGCTTGCCGGCACCTGCATCTCCCTGCACACACGGCTGATGTAGCCGTTCGTGTTGTTCTCTGTGGGCGGTGCCCAACGGCGGATAAAGTCGGCAATGGTGCGGCAACCGTGTTTGCGGCGGTAGTTCTGTAACAACTTAAGACCGGCACGGTAGCCGTAGGCCATCGTCCTGAACTGGCAGAACGAACGGTCCTGCGAAGGCCGGATTTCCCCCTGCCACACGGTGGTGGCAGAGAGACGGATATTCAGCGGGTTATTGTTGCGTAGTCCTCTGCTCATCACTCGCTGATATCTGAAGTTCCGATACTGATGTAGGCGTTTCCGTCGTACATCAGCGTGGTGACCTTGTTTGCGGCACAAGCCACCTCGCCGATGGTCTGGGCATTGGCACTGGCGTTCTTGACGATGAGCAACGAACCTGCCTGGACTTGCGTGTCCAGCGTGAAAGTCGTTGCGGCGGTTCCGGCTGCAATATCCACAATCTGGGGATTGCAGTCATGTACCAGGGACTTGTCTTCGGGTTTGCGGGTTACGGCAACCGGGAACGGTATCTGTACACAGCGGTCACCTTCTTCTGTATAGGGGGCGAAGAAGTCAAAGCTTCTCCGCGATTTCATGTTAATGTAACTCATTGCACTTTAATTTTCAGGGTTAGGATTTCTTTGTGGTAAACATGGCGCCCAGATACTTGCCAGTGATGGGCAATGCGATACCGCGCATATTGAAGCCAAGCACATCACCGCGGTATTCAGGGTCGTTCAGACGGTAGTACATGTCCTCCATGCTCTTGGCACGGCAGACGGCGTCCCGATACCATACAGTGGAGGCGATAGCGTCCGTATCGCGGACAGGAGCACCCCATTCCACCTTCTCACCCGTAGTACCGTTGTATTTAGGTACCATGGAAGTGACGTGAATTTTGAAACCGAACATAGAACCGGTAGAGAAGAACGTCTTGAACATCTCCAGGTCTTGAAGCTGCAAGTCGGTAGCATGGTACGGATGCAGTGCCAGGATTCGTCCTTCCTTGGGTACCTGCATCATGTCAAGCTGGGTGGAGAGCGCCAGAACCTTTTCATAGGTCATGGCCACATAACCGGTACCCTGTTTGCTGGCGTTGCCATCGTTGATTTTTATAACCGGGGTGGTTTCACTATCCTTCTTGGGTGCCCAGTTGTAGATGGCCAGCTCGGAGAACTGCATCTGCAAAGACTTCTTATGCCCGGCAGCCACACTCCTGCGTTTCTCGGCGGATTCCTCGATTTCGATGGCGTTGATATGTACGGTGTTTTCTGTATCGAAGCGCTTCATCGGAATCTTGTAAGGCTTGTCGCCGCGTGCCACTACCGGTATCGGATATACCTCATTGTCGATGAATACCCTCGGGTCGATACCCGCTTCCTGCAGGTTCAGGTACTCGTTATCGGTCCACATGCTGAAATCACGCGAGTCGGAAACGAACGAGGTTTCCGGATAGAACTTCTCGATAATCTCGGGAATCCAGATTTCCTTGTTAAGGCCCTCCGCCAGGCAGCCGGTAAGTTGCAACGGAACCAGCGAAAGCCCCATCTGGATGCCGAACATCAGGTTGTGGTCGATGCCGATACTCTGGGCAAACAGGCCTGAGGTGGCGAAATTGAACAGCAACGCTGTGAGCAGCGAAAAGATGAATTTTGTCTTCATTGTCTTTTTATCTTTATATTTATAAAATGATTATTCCGGGTACTTACCGTAGGCTTCATGGAACTTCTCCCGGTAGAGGTCCCTGTCCTTTTTAAGTTCCTTGAGCATATCCTTCTCCAGGATTTCCTTGAAAGTCATGTCTGCCAGCTGTACGTTTCCTCCGGCCTTTCCTTCGGTCTGTACCTGGGAACTGACGGACTGACGTACAGAAATGGAACTGAGGCGTACTTCGGCCTTTGCAAAATCAACGGCAAAGTCCTCCAGCCAACTATCACGTCCTTTGGCGTCAATGCGCCCGTCTTTCACTGCCGCGTCCACCAGTGCGACGGCTTTCTGTTTATCGGCTTCCTTCTCCTTCGTCTCAAAGGCCGTTACACGTTCCTGCAATGTCTGTTTTTCGCTCTTGAGCGTGGCGTTCTCGGCCTGCAGGTTGTCACGCAGGGTAATCAGGTCCTGTACGGCTTCCCGGATAGCCTGGTCGGATGCGGAATCCGACAATTTCAACATCTGTGTCAAATAACTCATATTGTTCTCTCTTTTATGGTTAATACTGAATTCCTTATCCATCAGCCTGACAAGCGCCTGCCTGTCAGACAAGTCTATACGTTTGTTTGTCGCGCGGTCATACATGGCAAGGGCATTGTGGTTAGAACCTATGGGGCAGACAGACATCTCCCGCATGGTCCACCTTGTGGCGGTGGGACCCGTCTGTCCCGGAAGTTTCAATGCGGGATCATCGCTGACCTCTTCAGGCGGCCAGGCGCCGATACTGGCCATGCGCAGGAAACCGCGCTCCACCTTACCGGCTATCGTACGTCCTTTTTCGTCTTCCTCGTCGAATACAACGTCCACGAGAATCCTGCCGTCCTCCACACGCACGTTCTCGCCGCGCCCTATCGGGGTTTCCCAGTCATTATGGTTATAGAGTACTACGGGATTCTTTTTGAATTCTTCCAGGTTGGCCCCCGAAGTCAGCATGCGGAAACCGTAAGTGTTTACGGATTCGTCATGTACGCAGAATGTATATGCCTTGCCCATTGCTTTTCTCATTTTGTTTGCTGCAAAATTCAGGGATAAAAAGAAGGTGTGCAAATCCCCTTGTAACAGTTTCCCTCCGGCTGGAAACTGTTACAAGCCAGGTGGAAACCATTACAGGCGGATTATTTTAATCGGTATGCGCTGCCTAACTTTGTACTGTAATAATCAAGAGAATGAATATGTCCAAGACACTAACAAACCAACAGAAAAAGGACTGGGCGAAGATGCTCTACATGCAGGGAGAACTGCAAAGCAGGCAGATAGCCGAAAAGGTGGGTGTCAGTCCTGTCACCATGAGCAAGTGGAGCAAGGAGGGTAACTGGGAAATGCTGCGGGCGGCCGTCACCACCACGCGGGAGGAACAGATACGCAATCTCTACATGCAGATAGCGGAAATGAACAAGGCCATAGCCGAGCGCGGCGACAAGTATGCCACTTCCGCCGAGGCCGATACTATCAACAAACTCTCCGCCGCCATCGCCAAAATGGAAGGAGACTACGGCATAGCCGATATCATCAGTGTGAGCAAACAGATTCTTTTCTGGCTGCGCAAGCGTGATCCGCAGAAGGCAATCGAACTGAGTTATTATTTTGACGAATTTGTAAAGGAGAAATTAAGGTAAGGCCATGGCAAAAAAGAGACTGACAGGAAACAACAGGGCACTCTCCGACGACTGGGAAGAAACCCTGAGGCAGATACGTACACAGACCGCTGTAGACTTCACCATGACCGGAGAAGAAAAGGCAAGGAAATTGCGCGAACTGGAAGCGGACCCTCTCGCATGGGCGAAGTTCATGTTTTACCAATATGCCAAATACGAGTTCGCAGGATTCCAGAAGAAAGCCATCAGGCGCATCATCGGGCATTCCGACGGGAACTGGTACGAAGTGCTGAGTTGGGCGCGTGAGCTGGCAAAGTCCACCATCGTGATGTTCATAGTACTCTACCTGGTCATCGTGAAGAAGAACAAGCGGTGCGTCATCATGGCATCGGCAACCAATGACGGCGCGAGGAAGCTGCTGAACCAGTACCGGGCACAGTTCGAGGCGAACGAGCGGCTGAAATATTTCTACGGCAACCTCATCGGTGACAAATGGACAGAGGACTATTTCACCCTCAGCACCCGCGTGTCGTTCATGGCAATGGGATGGGGACAGTCACCGCGCGGAGTCAAGATGGACGAGGTACGCCCGGACGTATTGCTCATGGATGACTACGATACCGACGAGGAATGCCGCAACCCGGAGACTGTGAACAACAAATGGAACTGGTTCGAGCAGGCGCTGTTCTTCACCCGCTCCATCAGCGAGGCGCTGCTTACCGTCTGGACGGGGAACGTCATTGCGAAGGACTGCTGCGTCTCACGTGCCGGCAACAAGGCAAGGGAACTGGCCGCAAGGGAGAAGCCCATCGGAAACTGGGACATCATCAATATACGCATGGTGGATATAGGCAAGCCAGATCCGCAGGCGGATTACCAGTTCGGAACGTCCGTATGGCCGGAAAAGAACACCGAGGAGACGATAGACGAGGTACTGGCACAGGTGAGCCTCGCCAGCGGGCAGAAGGAGTGTTTCAACAACCCGGTCGTGGAGGGTTCCTACTTCAAGGAGATACGCTGGGGAGAGTGCCCGCCCATAGGCAAGCTCAAGTATATTGTCAGTTACGGGGACCCGGCACCGAGCAACACCACCGGCAGGAAGGCGAAGAAGAACTCCTTCAAGGCGAATTTTCTCATGGGGCTATACGAGGGAACGCTGTATGTATATACCGGATATCTGCGGCATGTTACCAACGACGAGTTCGTGAACTGGTATTACTATCAGCGGGACTACGTAAGGGAAAGGACGCAGCAGAGGAACTACATAGAGAACAACAAACTGCAGGATCCGTTCTACCAGCAGGTATTCGTTCCTCTTTTCCTTGCAAAAGGGAAGGAAAAAGGACATTACATCAATATCTCACCCGATGGGCGTGACAAACCTGATAAATTCGTACGTATAGAAGGTAATCTGGAACCGTTGAACAGGGCGGGAAGGCTCGTTTTCAACATACGGGAGAAGGACAACCCGGACATGCAGCGGCTGGAGGAGCAGTTCAGGCTGTTCGATGACGGGCTGCCGGCACCGGCAGACGGACCGGATGCCATCGAGGGGGGATATTACATGTGCCAGCAACTGAACGCCCACATGGAAGCCGGAAGCTACTGGATAGGAAGACGCCCCCATAACAAAAAAAGAATGTGACAAACCATTAAAAATGAACATATATGGCTTATTTGGAAATAGAGGAAATGACAACCCATATCTATGAGGAGGATATGGATACCATCAGCCATGGCGATGACGCGGCGATGATGTCGGCCATAGACGCCGCCATAGAGGAGGTGCAGGGATATCTTACCAAGTACGACACGGGAAAGATATTCGCCGCCAGGGGAAAGGAACGCAATCCCATATTGCTGCTTTTTGTAAAGGACATAGCCGCCTGGCACTTCTGCAATATCTGCAACGCCGGAGTGGATATCGAAATGCGCGAGAAACGTTACGACCGCGCCATTGAATGGCTCAGGAACAATCAGAACAGGCAGAACCCGAACCTGCCGGCAGCGCCGGAGCAGCCGGGACGGCAAGAGTGCAGGCACTGCGGGGAAATGGCGTTCGGAAGCAACAGGAAACGTGACAACCACTTTTAAACGGAAACCTTATGACAAACAGGAAAAGAAAAAAACGGCAGGCAGGCGCTGTGCCCAAAAAGATTGTGACGCCGGTATATAATCAGATACTGGTGCAGCCCGTGCACAGGGGAATAAACGATATAGGCACATGGAAAAGTGCGCTCAGGGCGGCTGACATGGGGCTGCGCAGCAAACTGTACGACCTGTATGAGGATATACTCATGGACGGGACTGTGACGGATGCCATCGGCAAACGCATAGAGGCGATAACCGACTGCGACATCAACTTTACGGTAAACGGAAAGGAAGTACCCCGGATAACGGAACTCATAGATACTGTGGAGTTCGAGAACCAGCTGAAAGAGATCATGTGGAGCCTTTTCTGGGGAATATCCGTAGACGAATATTCTTTCGTGAACGGGTTCGACTTCAACAGCATACCGCGTAAGCACATACGTCCCAAAGAGAAGCTGATACTGCGGCGCCAGTACGATACGGACGGGATCAGTTACAGCGATGACGGCATGATCATACAGTGGGGAGAGGATGATGATCTGGGGCTCTTGCTGAAAGTGGCTCCCTATGTGATATACAAGCGCGGGGGATTCGGGGACTGGGCACAGTTCGTGGAACTCTTCGGGATGCCGCAGCGCATAGGAAAGTACAACAGCATGGACGAACAGAGCAGGAGGCTTCTCATACAGGCGTTCGAGGAAGCGGGATCGGCACCGTACATTGTCATCCCCAAAGAGAGTGACGTGGAACAGACGACACTCAGCGGAAGCAGCAACGGCGCGCTCTACAACGATTTCCGCAATGCCTGCAACGAGGAGATACTCATAACCGTACTGGGACAGACCATGACCACCAGGGACGGCGCGTCGCTCTCACAGAGCAAGGTCCACATGGAAGTGCAGGAGAAGAAACACCGCAGTGACCGGCGTTTTGTCATACGCATGCTGAACAAATACCTTGTACCGCTGCTTGAAAGTAGGGGATATCCGGTGCATGGCGGCAAGTTCTCGTTCGTGGACAAGAAGGACGAAATCACGGTGAACGACCTGAAGACGCTTTCCACCATGATTCCCATACCCCGCAGTTACGGCTATGAGAAATATGGCATCCCGGAACCGAAAGACGGCGAGGAAATATTTCTGGGGACACCAACCCAAACGGATGGCGCTGCAAAGGCCAGACCGGGAAAGCAGGATGCCCCCCCGCATGATCCTATAAAAAACAAGGATGAACGTACACTGTGGGAACGGGTGAGATCTTTTTTCGTAGCAGCCCCGCATCCGGGCGGGGCTGGCATAATCCGCATGAGTGATACCTCCCCTCTGGATGAAAGGCTCATCGCTGCCGTATGGAACGGTGAACTGGCCGGTTTCAGTCCGGAGCTTTTCCGGTTCTTTGCCGAAGACTTTTTAAAGGCTGTTCGAACGGCATTTGAAGAAGGATCGAGAAATGCCGATGTGGGCGTGGCCTACAAATTGTCGGATGACCTGTTCCGTATGGCTATGGAGCAGAACCTGTTCCATTTCTCCGCTGCCAAGACGCTGGCGGAGATACAGGAACTGAACAGACTCTTCCGGGAAAGCGGGAGCTTTGGTGAGTTCCACCGCAGGGCAAAGGAAGCCACTGAAGTATTCAACAAGACCTGGCAGAGGACGGAATACGAAACGGCGGTACTCACAGCCGAGGGTATGTCCACCTACCGGAAATTACGGACGAAGAAAAAGGTATATCCTTTCTGGGAGTACCTGACGGTGAATGACGGCAGGGTACGTGAGGAACACATGAAACTTCATGGGGTCATCCTGCCTGAAAACGACCCGCGGTGGAACAAAATATACCCGCCGAACGGTTGGGCATGCAGGTGTCTCGTGACCGGACGGATGAAGCACCAGGTAAAGGTCGATCTTGAAGAGATGCGCCGGCGTGTGGACGATTTCCTGAAAACGGCCGAATGGAAAAAGGCCGAGGCGCAAGGCTGGGGAGTGAACCGCTGTGACTCGGCACAGATATTCACCGCCGACCAGATGTACATCCGCAAGTTCCCGCAGCAGGCTTCCTCTTATCTGAAGGACATGACAGCCGAACGCTGGAACCTGCCCGGGGTACAGGCCATGAAGAGGGATGCTTCCGGGAATATCCCTGCCAGTGAGCGGAGTGAACAGGAGGTATGGGAAACATACGCTGAAGACGGAAGAATTGTGCTGACGGATTACGACGGCCGGAAAGTGGTTGTCGAAAAGAGACAGTTCGACAGCCATACTGCAGGCAAGGGACGGGACAACCGCATAAGGTACTGGGATGCCATGCTGGAAACCCTGCACGCCCCGGACGAGGTGTGGCTCAACGATGAGATAAAGCATGACCTGCTCGACACCTATTGTCTGTTGAAATACTACAACGACGAGGTTCTGGCCGTAAACTACCGGATAGAGGGGGAAAAACTGGTGCTGAAGACCTGGTATGTCATGCAGACACGCACACCGGGAAACCGGAAGGTAAACCTTAAAAAGGAGATATGGGACAAACGCCGCAGAGGGCTGCTGATAAAAAAGCGTCGGAGTGCATCCTCGCCTCCGTCCGAACCGTAAAGGTGAAACGATCCCGTCGCTTCTCCGCCCGTCCGGATTGGATAGCCGGTCTTGCACTCCTTCTTGGGGCTGATCCTGCCTGGCGCTGTCGATTCTCAGACCTTGCAAATCCCCCTTGCACCCCCGGGGTGTTGGATACGTGTTGTCTCCCCGTCAGGACAGGACTTCGATGCAAATATAGCCATTTTAAAACGTAAGGCAATGGATTTTGGCAAGGAATTGGAACAAAGGGTGAAAGAGGCCATGGAGGCGGTGCCCGAGGCGGTGGCTTCCACGGCGAAACGGTATTTCCTGGAACGTTTCTCCGAAAAATCATTTGACGGTGAGCCGTGGCCGCCATGGAGTAAAAGATACAGACCCGGAAGGGGGACGCTGCTTGTACAGAGCGGAGCCCTGCGCAAGAGCATCGACATAGACGGGATCAGCGCCCGCAAGGTGGTCATTACTGCCGGTGGTGACAGGGTGCCGTATGCACGTGCCCATAACGAGGGGTTCTCCGGCAGCGTAGTGGTTCCTTCCCACAGCCGCACCGGCAGGAAAGGCAAACAGTACGTTGTAAAGCAACACACCCGGAAGGCTTTGATTCCCCGGCGGCAGTTCCTGGGCGAAAGCCGGGAACTGAACCGCATATTGAAGAAAGATATCGGACTACTGTTTAAAAACATCATGGAACAATGAAAAAAGAAATTCTCAAAGCGGTCATGGACCGCATACGTCAGGAAGTGCCGGCACTGCGCTGGGTGGATGCAGACGAAGGACAACTCGACTTTTCGGACAGCCGACCGCCCGTGGCCTTCCCCTGCTGCCTGGTGGAACTTTCCTACCCCGATGCGGACAACATCGCAGCCGCACACGCGTCGATACAACGTGTAGAGGCCGCTGTAAGCCTGAAGATAGGTTTCAATGACTGCGCCTCGTTCAATGCAAACAAACCCGTAGCTGTCCAGGATGTGGCGTTTGCGCGCATCGATTTCCTGGAGGATATTCACAAAGCGTTGCAAGGCTACCGCATGGACAACTGCAGCAAGTCATTCCGGCGCAAGAGCTGCCGGCCGCAGAAACGACCGGACGGGCTGAAAGTATACGAGGCTGTATACATGGCGGAGTTTATTGACAGGATATGATTTCTACCACTTCCAGCAGGGATACATCCGCTGGAGCTGGCGTGCCGTGGTGTGGGTGCTGCAAAGGTGCTCGAAGAACTCGGAACATTCGAGCCAGGCGTTGTTGATCGTACGCTCGTCGACGAAGAACTCCTTCTCCGCAAGGATGACAATCACATCGTCAAGACGGCGGCGCATGATTTCACGCCAATAGTAAAGACGGGCCGTCATCACACGATTGCGCAGCCGGATACGCTCACTGCGGCTGGAAGCCGTACGGCGTAGCGGAGTGGTTGAAAGCTTGCCGCACTCGCCGTTGAAACCAAGAGGATTGCCCGGAAAAAGTTCTAACTGATTGCCCATACCCCGAAAACATCAATCGTTACCATGAATACCCTGAAAACCTGATACAAAGATAACAATAACGGCATATATACACAACAAAGGCCGCCATATTAATCATACGGCGGCCTTTCGAGGATTCATCGGCGTGTCTTCAACCTCATGGACAGCATGGCCTTGTCCCATAATACCAGAAAAGCATCCCAATAATCCTGAAAGCTGAAATAGTACCAGCTCATTTGCAGATACCATATCGGCAGATAGGCTATGAATATGGCGAACCACAAGGGGATGAGCAGCCAACGGAGTACCAATCTTGCTTTGTCCATTATTGTTTTTTATTTTCATTTAAAAAATCATTCATTGCCTCGCATTCCTCCTTGGAAATCTCTTTCCAAAAAGTAATCACACAATATTCCTTATTTAAATTATAGAGGTACTCATGCCTTTCCCTCACATCGAAAAAGCCATTATCGCATGAACAGACGGCATGACCTATGCCTCTCTGATATCGGTAAGTATAGTAATAATATTTTCTCATAATCAATTATATTTTTGATAATATCGGCGAATCGGTACCACTTTTATCACTGAAAACAGCGTTAGCACTGGTACTGATTAAGCGCTATTATCAGCAATACCCGTCCTCATGTATATTCAGGTCTATAAAAGGAATCAGGCGGCATTGGGATATATTGCCCAAATTCATGGTAGTCTATAAAATAACTCATAATTTACTCCTTTCTTTATCTGTCATTTTATTCATATTCTATTTTGTTTTAAATCAATCACTTTCCATCCCGTTCACGAATTTACGATACTCCAGCTCCGTTTTGGCAAGGTTTATCAGCGTGTTCACACCCTGGAATACCTGCTTCGCCTGGCTGACATGCTCCGGAGAGGATTTGACATTCTCAATCTGCTGGAGTACCGTATCACGGAGCTTTTGGATGATACCGGGGTTCACCGTTGATACTGCATCCAACCGTTTGTTGGCAAGCACGATGACTTGTGTAGTTACGGGTTTGAACTGTTCCAGTTTGGCCGGAAGATTGATGTAGTTGAAGACAAGCGTCTTGCCGTTGTTCAGGTAGATTTCCACCTCGTCACCGTCATCACCGGTTCCATCGCAGTAGCCCAGTACGACTACCTCTTCATTTCTGTACAGGTATGGTTTGTTCACCATTCCCTGCAGACGTTCGAGTGTATTCATAATTGATTGTTTATTGGTTGGTTATTGATTGTTCGATTCATTGATAGCCCTTGAAAGGCGCCCCTTCAGATATACGAGTTCCTTTATCTCTTCGGGCAGGTTGTGCAGGCTGTTACGCTGCATGAGCTCGGCATTGCTGATACATTCCAGGTTCTCAAGTGTGCAGTTCAGCGTATTACCGTCGCGGAAAACGATATTGTAGCCTTTCGGAACCGGGCCATGCGCCTGTTGCCATAACAGTACATGCTTGGGTATCCATTTTCCCAAAGAAACACGTACCCAAACATACTGATGGCCGTTTTTATCATTGCGGATACTCTCGGCACCGTCATAAAGCGTATTGTCCGGCATGTGACCTTTCTTAAACATGGTGACCGAAACTTTGGCATATACCCCGGCATTCATCTTCCTGCCTTTGTTGGCCGGCACGTGGCCCTTTGGAAAACGGTGTGCCGTTCCACTGTCGGCAAGCTGCCTTGACATCTCATTTCGCAGGACTTTCAGATACTCCGGAGACTTCTTGAGCCCCAGACGGTTGGCTATATTATAAACAGAGGTAACCGGCATTCCAAGGAACCGGGCTATCTCTTTTGTCGAACAGTGAGGGTACAACCGGGTAATTTCGGCTTTCTCGCCCTCTGTGTAGATATGCTTTTTCATGATTGCTATGGTTTTGAAAGTTATTGTACCGTATACAGCCTGCATCCCGTCTTCTCCTTCGCCCTGAGCAAAAAGCTGGCGGCCTCGTCACTGTCAACCACCAGTTTGATGGCGGTAAGCCCTTCTGTTTTGGGCTTCTGTAAAAGCAGGGAGCAGGGCTGGTCATAATAGTTCCAGTAGAAGATGAAATCCGCCACATGGAAATTGTCTATCTGGACAATGTATTTTACGGGAATACGCATAGGACTTCAGTGGTTAAATGTTGTTTGAATTCCCTTTGAGGCAGGGTTTCACTTCCCCGTCCGGTACCCAGTCCACCGTAACGATGCCCTTCACCTTGCCGGTACCGCCACACTTGGGGCAAGGGACCAGCTCCGTGTCCTTTACCGTGATATCCCCCTGGAAATAGCCGTTGCCCTGACAATAGCCGCAGGAATACCCCGGGAATTCTCCGACGGTCTCCCGTCCCGTTCCGAAGAGGGGTGCCGTTACCAGCACCCCATTCTGTTTCTTGCTCATGGTTTGTTCTGTATTAAGTTCTTTTTCTCCTTTCATAATTCCAGCCGTTCAGTCTGTACACCTCGCGCCGTGCCTCTTCCCTGGTCGGATATTCATTCACCTTGGTGCCAAGAGTGGATGTCCTCGGAGGGAAGCTGTCACCCTGACGGTAGGTGATATCGAGATACACCGCCCAGCACCGACCGCGGGGACGGTACCGGTAACAACGATGTATCTCCCTCATCTCACTGCTCAACCGCATCGCTCTCCTTTTTAGGCTCCACATAGAAGGTCTCTTCCTGCACCACCTGCACACCGATCTTCGGGAAATAGGATACCACGTCAGGATTCTCACGGTCAGCCAGCAGTCTGTCCTTGGCAAGCTCCTCACTGGTGCGGATATACTGCGGCAAAAGCTCCTTGCATAAATTCGTCACTGCCGCCCAGGTGAACCCCTTCAGGTTCTTCAGCTTCGGTGTGCCGGTACGGAAACCGAATACGCCATGGGCGCTCTCCAGGCTTTTCTTCCTGGAGAACAGTTCTTCCTTGTTTTCTACGGCGTATGCCTGCATGATGTCGAAGTTCTTTTCCTTCGTGGCAGACAGTTCTGCCAGCTGGTCCGCATACTTCTCGCGGATACGGGTCATCTCAAGGTCCATCTTCGAGGTGAGGTTCTGTACTTTGGCATCGGCCGCCGCAAAATCGGCGAAGGCCTGCTCTGCCTGCTCGCGGCTGATGCCGCTGACTACTGTTTTCTTTGTTCTTGCCATAATTCTTGCTCTTTTGATAGGGTTAATAATTTAATAGTTGATTTTATTTTTCTGCTGCTTGCCGGCATTGCGGTGATAGGCCCTGTACTCTTCTGTTTTCGTAGGGTCCTCCAACTGCCGGAGTTCCCGGTCGATGTTGTCGTAACGCACCAGCTCCGCGCGGTATTCGTCCAGCAGGCGGTCGTACTCGATAGGTCTCAAGGCGGTAATACCCGCCATCAACCGGTCCTGCAGGTCACAGATACGGTCTGCACAGACTTCGAGACGGGACGCCAGTCGTTCACGGCGTTTGTTTCTGTCTACGATATGGGCCATTGGGATATATTGATTATTATTATCTGACATCTCATCTCCTCCCCTTCTTTATTGTGATAAAATTCTGCACAACCGGAGCGGCGGCAAGCTCACTCCTGCTGTAATAGACCAGTCCGGCTTTGCGGTATCCGGTAATGTAACCCTTACGCTGCCAGGCATTCAGCGTCTCACGGCTACATCCTATAAGCTCTGTAGCATCTTTCTGGCCGATATAGTCCGCACGGTTCGTATCCGGCAATTTCTGGTATTCGGCACGTTGGCGGCGTTCTTTCAACAAATCCTCCACAAAGCCTTCCAACTGCGCGACCTTACGCTTCAGAGCCTCAAACTCCCGTACACTGACTGACTGGCGCTCTTTGGGCTCAGGTCTGTCAACCGTCACCGGATATCTGTCCACATCGGGTATCAGCTCTTCCAGCGATAATCGCCCTGCGGCAAAACGGGCGGCGTCACGGCAGGCATAAAACACGGTCTCGTCCTTGTCTTCCTCCGGAACAGAAGCCACGTAGGTGGCAAACACCTGACTCTCATTATGCCCGTTTTCCAGCACCTCGGCCTGGAGCAGACTGATTTTATCCCCTTTCATGCGGAGAATGGCAATTCCTTTCTTTATTTCCTGTTTCTTTCTCATTGTATCAATCCTTTTTAAGTTTCCTTTCCTCACGGCGCATCCACGCCTCCAGCTGTTTCTTGGTGGCCTGGAGCTCCCAAAGCCTCATGCTTGTAATGTCCTTATGCGCCTTGCTGTACTTACGTGCCCAGATGTTCAGCTTCGCCACGTTCATGCGGTATTCCTCCTCACTGTCGCTGGTAAACCCCTGGTTCAGCTGAGGAATCTGGAACGAAAGACGGTAGATGTCCCGGAATACATTCCTGGCTTCTGCCATCTGCATGGCCCGTGCCTTGTCGTCCGTCGGGTTCAACCGCTCCAGCAGCTGCCGCGCCTCACGCATCGTCAGTTCCCGGCTGCTTTCCGTACGGCCGGAAGTGAACTCGTAGATGCAGCCGTGGCGGGCCTCGTCATCCATGCCGATGCGGTGGAAGGTGGCGTGCAGGGCTTTAAGCTGCTGGGCGCTGATAGGTTTGTCCTTACTCGTTCTCATCATTTAAAATGGGTTTGTCTCCGAAATAGATTTCCGCCTCTTCCTGCCAGATGTCATAATATCCTTTCGGTCCGATAAAACGGCCATGGGAAAAAGCGCGCTTGCCCTCCACATAGATTTTCAGTGAGGCGTCGTACTGTACTTTCTTTGCACTGCGTCCGTCCGGGTTCTGACCGCTGGCATGGCTGACAAAAATCAGCAGCTTGTTCTTGTGCCTCTCCTTGAACCTGATATATTGGGCGTATGTCATCTGCGTATATTGAAAGCTGTCTATCACCACAAAATCCGGTGACTTCTGACGTTTCAGACGCAGGCTGAGCTCGTCCATCGACTCACAGACCAACAGAAAACGGCGGTTCGCCTCCAGCATGTTGCTGCGTCGTACAGTGTTCTGCATGGTCAGGCTGATACCTTCCTCCAGACTGTCATAGACCACACGGCCATATTTGCAGAGTTCCTTGCAGAGCTTCATTACAAAGGAGGTTTTCCCGCTGCCCGACTTCCCCCAGACTATCCACACGCCGCGGCTCTCGGGGGTACCGAAGGCATCATACCATTCACCCTCGAAAGGCAGCGTGTCGAACTTCATGGAGAGCAGTTCACGCACTCCTTTGGCATTCCGGGCAAAGGTCTTGAAGTCATTCACCGCTTCACTCATTGTTCCGTACCTCCTTTCATCCGTCTGGCCTCCAATATGCGTTTGCAGGCGTGCACGACCCGTTTCACTCGACGGAGGTCGTATTCCCCCTGCTGCGCCTCGCGCAGTACCCGCCTGATTTCAGCCGGTTCGGTCAGCCCGTTTGCCTGGCAGATGGCATACACATCCTGCTCCGTGGCCACACTGACATCGAAGAACTTGCGGCCGATACGGCTGTTTATCTCCTTGTAGCCTTTCTTGTTGTAGCGCAGGCCGTTCTCCACGAGGCGCTTGATGTAGTCGGTGGAAAGGAAGATGATGCCCGCCTTGTTTTCCAGACGGTTGTATATGCTGATGAAATAGGAGAACACACTGTCCGTCAGCTTGTCGCCCTCGTCGAAGATGATAAGCGGGTTCTGGAGAAAGGCTATCATGGAAATGGCATATTCCAGAATATCACGCAGGTTGGTCCCGTCTACCGGGGCGCCCACCTGTTTGGCGATTTCCCGGACGAAATCGCTCTTTCTCATGTCTTCGGAGCAAAGGATGTAGAACACATTGCGGTGTGTGCGGCGGTACTCGATGGCCGCGGTCGTCTTGCCGCAGCCGGCATCGCCTACTACCCAGGTGGTATTCTTGTAGGCCTGTGCGTCCGACATTGCGAAAGTGATCCGCTGGAAGGCGTTGCTTTCGGTCAATGTCCAACGGTCCATGCTGAAACCGATCTGTGCGGCTATGCGGCTGAACATGTCGTCGCTGATACTGGTGTACTTCTGATTACAGATCTGTGATACGGTGGCGGCGCTGACTCCGCTCAGGCTTTCGCTGGCACGGTTCTGGCTGGGATAGTTGCCGCAATATTCCAAAAGTGCCTCACGGATGGCGTCCTTGTCTTGTTTACTGAGTTCTTTCATTTTTGAATGGTATTTAATTGATTGTTGGATACTGGTTAATTGTCATTGAGGAACGACAGGTACATCTCGGCTTCGGTCATTCCGGAAACCTGCTTGGTGTATTCACCCGGAGAGGCAATGCCCGCGGACACTTCCCCCGGTTCGGGTTCGTAGGTTCCGGGCCCCACACCTTCGGGATAGGGAACCGGGGCTTTCAGCTCCCCGTTGGCATACTGCTTGCGTTGCCGTTCCATATTCTTCTGGGATTCACCCACAGGAAGGGGCATCACAAGCTTGGTATAGGCCTCGCCCATGCTCTCTTCAAGCAGCAGATCCTCGCTGGCGATATAGTGTCCGGCGAGAGCACGCTTTTGGGCGCGTATCTGGGCATAGAGCCGTTCGCTCTCCTCCGTACTGCGTTCTGCGGTGGCACGGTGGAACACGACTTTCGGAGTGGCGGTGGCGGCATACTTCAGCCTGCCTCCCGCACAGACTTCCCACAGTTCCACGGAAGTCATGTCCATGGGGTCGTATTTGTAGCGGAAACTGACACCCACATTCTGCATGTGGAAGCCCATATCCACCTGGCCGGATTCGTCATAGACCATGTAACGGTATTCCTTGTTGTTGCGGCTGAAGACGAATCCCTGCTTGCCGTACTTCACGCTGTCCTTGCTGAGGAGCTTGAAGAGTTCCTGTACCCCGTATTCGTCAAGCTGTTCGGCTTTCGGACTGTTGAGGGTCGTGTACATTTCCATGCGGGTCATCCCCGTCTCGCTGGTGGGATGCGGCATACCGTTCCATTCACGGCGGCATTCCAGATATTGATCCTTCATCTCTTCCAAAGTGGGGAGCTGCGAGATGTTTTTCATTATCAGGTCAATGTTGACATGACTGCTCTCCTTGGTGGCGGTCACATTTTGTCCGGTATAGTTGTAGAGCTTGTGCATCACCTGCTGCTGGAAACGCCCGAAAGCGCTTTCGATGGTCTTGCTTTGGCCGTTGTGCGGCATGGTGGTCTTGTGCAGGTGGCATATCTTCTTGAAAAAGGCCTGCGCTTCCGGCCTCTTGTGCCCGCCCTGGTTGTCGGTAACTATCTCATAAGGTTTAATCTTCCACGTTTCCAGCGCCATGCGGTATGCCTCATATTGTGTAAGGAAATTCTCCGCGCCGAAAGAGTAGCCCAGGAACACCTCCGAACATGCGTCCATCACCTCGTACACGTCGATGGTACGTGCCACCATACGTTTGTTCTTCTTGTCGTAGTCCTTGTAATAGAGGTTCAGTTTCGTACCGTCACCATACCATAAGGTATTGGGCATCTGCGGTAGTTTCGTGTCGAACTGCGGCATGAACTCGTTCTTGAAGGCGATTTCGCCATGTACCACGCCGTACCACCAAAGTTTGATGCCCGTCTTATAGAGATAGTTGATGACTGTCTGGGGAGATTCCACCGGCTTCAGCTTGTCTTCCTCACGGGTGGCACGCGCATTGCGTTCTGTCACGATCCGGTTGAATTCATCGAATATCTGCATGTCGGTATATACCGGAAACTTGCTCCGTCTCAGCCGCAGCAGGATACGTCCCTCACGGGGACCGATCTTACGGGCGCTCTGGTTACCGGTAGTACCGCTGACCAACGCCACGTAACTCCGTTTTTTGTAATCCTCGAACTTTTCCATCAGACGGGACTCGCTCTTCGGAAGTGTATGGTTGAAGGACCTGCGAAGCTCCTCGCATAAGGAAATGACAGTATTGCGCACCAGTCTTTTGTGTGTGTAGCCATGTTCGCTGTGCTTGTTACGCAATCCGGTTTCCTGTGCCATCATGGCATTCATCACTTTGGCGTTGAGCACATATTCCTTCTGGCGCTCGATGGAGATTTTCGGAATATAGGTCTTGTAAAACTCCACGGCCTTGTCGTCACTCTTTAACCGGATATTCATAGGAAAAGATTGTCGCTTTATAAGTTGTTCTTGAAGATGTTCTTTAGCTTCGGGATTTTTTGTATCATAAGCTACACGGACGGGAGGATACATGGTGTCATAATAAACCAATGCTTCCCGATTCCTTGCGCCTCGACGAGCTACCGTCAGTTTACCCTGGTTGACATATTTGTCATAAGTAGGCCTACTGATAATGCCACTTTCCACGAGCTCTCTACAACTGACACATATATTCTTACCGTACATTTCCATAATCAGAAACTTTATACTTTTCAACATTGTGCAAGCCCCGGCATCGAACCGGGGAGCCGGCCACTTCCGCATGGCAAGGGAAGATCCGGACTTGCTGCCTGTTCCGGACTTTACAGTTTATGGCCGTTATAGTCATATTGCACAACTTTGCCCTCAACGTCTATCGACCGCAAATGAAAGCCCTGCGGGGTTGCCTCACGGGCAAAGTCTTCAATGGTATCGTAATTCATCTCGGCAGGTACGTCAGCCTCTGAGCATCTTGACATGTTTCTGAAGTCCAGAACAAACGGGTTATTGTTTACCCATGTCACCTTTACTTTCATGCCATTTCCTCCTTTCCGCTGTCTGGCATACAAAGCGATATCGCCACAATAGCCGATAATACGATGATTACAAACGCATTGCGGCTGTCCGCATCCGTTGCGTCAACATTGGTTCCCAGCCACATGCCATAGGTCATGCCCACAGCTACGGCAATCTTCTGAATTGTTCTCCAGGTTTTCATGTCTTGTAAAGGTTAAGAGTTTTGTTCTATGAATTCATCAATCTCGTAATATACCGTGAGTCCCTCCGGCAGCATGACTGGTTCCACCGGGTCATCCACATCGGAATATTCCACGTCGAAACATACACGGCCGTCCTCGGCAAATACGATGGCGTTATGCTTCGCCATCAGCTCCCGTAACTCAAGCAGGAACGCCACTTCTTTTTCTGTCAATCTTCTGTCCATACCGTTTCTAATTTTTGTTTGACCGTTATTATTTCAATGCCATCTTTAGTGATAAGCATGCTATCACTAAAGATAGGATACTTAAAGCCAAGGGAAACCAATCAGAATAGACCATGTAAAGCAACCGAAAAACAAACATTTGTAATCGGGAAGGATACTTTCCATGTTTCGCTTTATAAGACTCCTCAAATAGAGTCCGAGTAGAGTTTATATCCATATCGTATTATATTATAAAGTTACCGAATCGTCTGTTATTACTGCTTTCACATTCCCATGAGAGTCCAACACCTTCACCGTACGCTTGGCAGAGTCCGTCACATCTATAATCTCCACCAACTTACCACCATTGATTAGGGCAGCTTCCCTAATTTTTGCGGCTTGTACGCTGTTACGTTTGAAGTCAAGCGCATAACACACACTGCGGTGTGTTACATTGAACATCCGGGCAAGTTTCTCTTTGCCTGAAGCACTCAGTTCAATCTTCTTTCTGATTTTGTTCTCCATATCTAAATTTTGATTAAAATAATTCTTATCTTTGGGGCTGTTCTGCTTGAACACGGTGCAAATCTAAGTGATAATTTTCAACCACGCAAATAAATGCGTGATAATTTTCATCTATATGGGTAATATTTTATCAAGAATTCAAAAAATAGCTGTAAAAGAGGGGATAACTATCACTGCTATGGAACGTAGTATTGGTGCCAGTAAAGGCGTATTATCAAGAGCTATAGCCAATGGTACCGACATTCAATCTAAATGGTTACAAAACATAGTTGAAAATTATCCCTTATATTCTGTAGATTGGCTTATCACAGGACGTGGTTCTATGCTTCGTCACGAGCCCACATCCACTAATTCCGCTCCTACAGCGTCGTTGTCTATCAATAATGATTTTGTTTCAATCCCACTGGTGGACATTTCTGTTGCAGCAGGCTGCTGTGGCTACGATAACCCCGATTATTTGGAAGTAGTAGATACCATAAAAATGCCTTCATCCATGGTGCGTAATAGTGAGAAATACTTCTGCGTCCGCATCAAAGGAGAAAGTATGTCGCCTACATTATTGGATAGCTCCTACGTTATCGTGAGATTACTCGACCGTTCTGAATGGCAGGACATGCCCGACCAGCACATTTATGTTATCAGTGACACTGATGGGCGTTCATATATCAAACGCATCAAGAATCGATTTCGCCAACATGGGTTCCTTGTTTGCATGTCAGATAATGTAGATAAAATCAATTACCCCAATTTTAATTTGGAAGCTCAGGAGATAAACACCATACTTCATGCTGAATGGTATTTCAGTGCAAAAATGCCGAATCTGAATGAAACATATTACGACAAGGTTAATCAACTGGAAGATGATATGGATGTAATCAAAAGCCAGATGCAACAATTATTGCGTGCTATCAATGTAAAGTAAAGAAAGAGCATTCAAACAGTAATTAACAACCATTTATAACAATAAGTTATGGAACTACAAGAATTTGTAAAAGAAACATTATTGCAAATCACTATTGGAGTAAAAGAAGCACAAGAAGCAGTAAAAGAATATGGTGCAGTTGTAAATCCCAAGCAGTATAAAAGTACGTCAGATGCAACCAATGCAAGGGTGAAAAATGAATACTATCCAGTTCAAAATATTAATTTTGAAGTTGCATTAACATCATCTACTGGAGAAGAAAATAAAAGCGGAATAGGTGTATTGCTTGGCAGTTTTAATATTGGTGCCAATAAGAACGACGAAAGCAAGTCTGTGGCAGTTACGAGCATAAAGTTCAATATCCCTTTAGTCCTTCCTGCTGAAGATGACGGAAATACACAAACAAGCCATCAACCTATTATCGCATACGGAAGAAACACCCGAAATAATAACTGGTAATCATTTAATGGGAAATCCATAATCTTCTTTTTCCACGATAAATTTACATATTCGATTAGCCAACTTTGTAGTCTCTATAATATCAGGGCAATGGTTTTGGTTAGACAACAATAATGATATAATTCTCCTCTTTAGACGATACCGGAATCTATTTTTTAGAAATCTAATCATAATCGAAACTTTTAAATGCTCCCGGCACAATTACCGGGAGCGTTTCCATCAAACAACTAATTAATTACCTTAATCTCCGCACGCTTTATCCCTCAGTCGGAGCCCTGAATGCCGGGAGCGTTCTCCACACCTTCAAAAACCATTGCGGCAGCAACAAGAATCGAACTTGTGACAAAAGAACTGCACACATGTATCATCACGTATGCACACCTGCGCTCTACCAACTGAGCTATACTGCCAATTATTTGCGACGCGCGCACGTTTATTGCGCTAAAATAGCACTTATTCCATAAATACCTATTATGAATCAACAGTTTATATGATTAGTACAATTATACTACCCGCTAAAAACACTATACTATCTCCCTATAAATATTTATTTAAACGCCTAAAAAACGCTGGTTAAAGAGAAATATCACATATAAAACATGTTTATTTTATAGTTAAAATCGTAAGTCCATTTATTTGGCAAGTAAACTATATAGACAAATTAGTAAGTCCTTTCCGTAAGTCCATTAGTAAGTCCATTTCACCATTTAACATTTTAGCACTCTATTATTTCCTTTTATAATTATCATCGCTCACCCATATTTCAATAGATAGATAGCCATATCCTCTAAACACCCTAAACAGTACATATTTTATTTGGAAATACTTCTATATATTTATTATTTAGAATATCTTTGTAGAAATAAACTTCTAAATAATGAATTTATGACTAAGATAATTCACGTACATCTCATTTTCGAGAAAAAGGACTATTATTTCGGCAGTATCAGCGCCATTTATACCGTCCTAAATGACGCTCAAATAGGTATCAAAAAGAGCTCGCTACTTCATGCCGGTCTCACTGATGGTGGCGTTAAGATAACCCGTAGAGCCATTATCAAGCAGTCTCACCTCATTCGTTGTGTTCAAGAATGAACTAAGCACTCCATACGGAAAAAAGGGCTGAATCGCGCCTCAAAAAGCGTCAATTCAGCCCTCTACTTTACGTATTATCATTTTTACTGTTTAGAACTTCATAAAAACTCAATTAAATTAGCCCACAATATAAGCAAATATAACAGAACGTTTTGGACTCATAAAATCTATATCTTTACGTCAATCCCTTTATCCATCGGCATTTCAGCCAATTTATCCCTCTCGTAGTTTACATACAAAGTGATTTACCCCCCTTAGCTACATCCGGAAAGCCCGGATACTAAACGAGAACTACTGAACAACTTTTCTCACCACAGATATGTTTCTTTCTTACCACACCCGTGTTTCTTTCTTTCCACAGCTGTGGTAAGAAAAGAGCACTGCTGTGGTAAGATTAGTTTTTAGAGAAACAGACTCAGAAAGTAAAGAGATAGCAATTATATCTGGCATTTTAGAAACTAACTATCCATAAAGAACGAAATGAAATACTTCAAAGATAAAAGAAAAGAGAATGAAATCTCCCACAATACTGTGACAAACCGAAAAACTCAGCGACAGATAGGGTAAATATCAACCTAATTATTTATCTTTGTTAGCTTTTAAAAGTTAGCATACTAAAAACAATAAAGTGCAATGAAAGATTTTCTGAAATTTACGTTTGCCACCATTACCGGCATCATCGTATCAGTCGTTGTTTTAGTTTTCATCAGTATTCTGGTGGTTTTCAGTATGGTATCATCTTCGGAGTCGGAAACGCAAGTACGCAAAAACTCCATTATGATGCTGGATTTGAATGGTGCACTGGCTGAACGCAGCCAAGACAATCCGTTCGATGCCCTTATGGGAGACAATTATAAGACTTATGGCCTGGATGATGTCCTCTCCTCTATCAAAAAAGCAAAAGAGAATGACGACATTAAAGGTATCTATATAGAAGCGACTTCGCTGGGTGCAGGATTTGCTTCACGCGAAGAAATACGCAATGCATTGAAGGATTTCAAGGAATCGGGAAAATTCATCGTAGCTTATGGTGACAGCTATTCCCAAGGTCTTTATTATCTGTCAAGTGTAGCCGACAAGGTGTTGCTGAACCCGCAAGGTATGGTCGAGTGGAGGGGCTTGGCCGCTACCCCCATGTTCTTCAAGGATTTGCTGGCCAAAATCGGAGTAGAAATGCAGATATTCAAAGTAGGTACCTACAAATCGGCTGTAGAGCCTTTCATCTCTACCGAAATGAGCCCTGCCAACCGTGAACAAATCGACGCTTACCTGACCTCCATCTGGGGACAAGTGACCAATGATGTTGCAGAATCACGCAAAATATCTGTAGACTCACTGAACGCCATTGCCGACCGCATGTTGATGTTCTATCCCGCAGAAGAAAGTGTGCAATGCGGACTGGTCGATACATTAATATATAAGAATGATGTGCGCAACTACCTGAAAGCGATGGTAGGCATCGACAAAGACGACCGCATGCCCGTACTTGGTTTGCAGGACATGATTAACGTAAAGAAGAACGTTCCCAAAGACAAAAGTGGAAATGTGATTGCCGTATACTATGCCTATGGAGAAATTGACGGTGGTTCATCTTCTGCCTCCAGCGAAGAAGGCATCGACTCTAAAAAGGTGATTAAAGACCTGCGCAAGCTGAAAGATGACGAAGATGTAAAAGCTGTAGTATTACGCGTAAACTCACCGGGCGGAAGCGCCTATGGTTCAGAACAGATATGGTATGACGTCAGTGAATTGAAGAATGAGATTCCAGTCTTTGTTTCCATGGGTGTC